GCATTTGACTGGCGCACAGGGCAAATTGATACGGGTCGCATCCACAATCCCCACTACATGGAGTTCAAAAGGGGACGCATCTCTGGCAGGGAGCACGCCGATATCCCCTGTGGCGGGATCCCCACGTTTAGGGAACTTCGGCAAATTGATGCATCCGAAGACATTATGCGTCTCGCGACAGTCCTCTATGGATTGGATCGCGAACTCGTATATAGATACGGCGATCTCTACGACGACAACAATAGATACCTACGAATCGCCTACATGCTCAATGAACTTGATGAGAAGGCTTTCAAAAAGGAACTTCAGAGGAGGGACAAACAGAGGGAGAAACACAGGGACATTACCCACATCTACAGAATGGTGATAGACACAGGTGGTGATCTCCTTAGGCAGTATGTGATTGAGCCAGACAGGGTGGATGAAATCATTGATATTGCCATAAAACTTGTGGAGTACGCAAATGAGGTCACGACTGTGATCCGAAAGAGGTACAACTGTACGCATTGCCGGCCAATATTAATCTTTTCTAATGACAAGAAGGAATGATCCTATTGTTGATCATCATATTGTTGGTGTTGTACCTCATACCAACATACACGAAACCGGTCGTCATAAAAAATATGATTTCCAAGGAGGAACGTGAACATATCATGAAGGAGGCTTCCAGTAAGCTTGAGACATCCACCGTCGCAGAGGAACGCATAGTGGATGAGCGTGTTCGCAAGAGTGAGACCGCGTGGTTGGAGCTTGAAGATCCAGTGGTAAACGAGGTGGTCCGTCGTTGTATGAAACTTGTGGACAGACCAATGTGCAACTGCGAAAAACTTCAAGTTCTTCGGTACGGTCCAGGTGGTCACTATAAACCCCACCAAGATACATTTGACGATATGGGCGACAATAAGAGAATGTACACAATCATTCTGGCCCTCAACGATGACTACGAGGGTGGGGAGACTGAGTTTCCAAACCTCAAGGAACGGTACAAACTTGAAGCTGGGGATGCCCTCTTCTTTCACACCCTTGATAACTATGAACTCATGACTTCCAAGGCTTTACACGGTGGGAGACCTGTAAAGTCTGGGGAAAAGTGGATTTGTAATTTGTGGGTTCATAAGTATCCCTATAATTCATGAGCAACTTTTTGACGGTTCACCATGTGGAGAGCCTCAACATCTTTCTTACTCTGACCCGTATATGGCACGGCGTAGTGGTTCTCACAGAGCCACGCATTCACATTCATCCATTCACCGTTGTTGCAGACCCACAATTCTGCAAGAACGCGTCCAAACTTTTCACGTGAGTCCCTCTCGGGGCATCTCAGTTCAATGTGGGTGGCCTTTGCACACAGCTCCCCCAATTTCTTTTTGGCGAGGAGGCCGTACTTCTTCTCCTCCGCGTCCAATGTTCTTGACTCCGGTGTATCAACGCCAAGTAGGCGCACTCTCTGCCGAATGGATACGGAGAAGCCCAAGTCAATCACGACATCCACTGTATCGCCATCCACAACTTTCACAAGGGATGAGACGGGATAGATGTGTCCATACTTTGAGGTAGGGGTGGGTGGTGGAGGCTTTGGTCTAAAGCAACAAAACATGGTTTACTTGTCCTTTAAATCTTTAATCTGATGCGATTCGCCATGTGAAGGGCTTCCACATCTTTCTTATTTTGTCCAACGTATGGAACAGCATAGCCCTCATCACACATCCACTTGTTAACATTTGTCCAGTGACCACCCTCACGAACCCAAACTTCCGCGAGAATGCGTCCAAATTTACCGCGGGAGTCCTTCTCTGGACAGCGGAGTTCAATCTCTATGTCATCATCGTCCGACGCCACCGCCTTCATACACCACTCCTTCAACTTCTCCTTAGAGAGGAGACCAAACTTCTTTTCTTCCGGATCAGATGTCCGAGATTCAGGGGTATCAATACCGAGGAGGCGCACCCGTTGACGCGTACACACATCAAAGCCAAGGTCGAGGGTCACATCAATGGTGTCACCATCGACAACTTTTTCGAGGGAGGAGACGCGATATACAAAATCGCAAGTGGGTTGGGTGTACGACATTCTTATTAAACGTAAATATCTTTTTCTACTACCTTGTCATCAGGATCTGTCAACTTCGAGACCTTAGAT